TCCTGCAGCCCGTTTTCCGCAATATTTTTCCCGTATAAAACCTGCACCCCATGATCGATTCCAACTCGGTCATTGACGGTGATCGTATAATTATCAAAAAGAACCTCACCGCCCCATCTGTTCAGGAAGGAGTTCTCCTCTTCTCCGCAGATTGCTTCGATCAGGTTCTTTGTCTGGTAATATGCTGTTGATATTATTTTGATATTAGATTTTCCACTGTACTTTTTATTTGGTGCGGTCATGATGTCCAGTGCCTGCTGCCCGTTTTTTTCCGTTGGACGTATATCCAACAGAAAACAATCATCAATCGCATCCATAAAAACCGGTTCCAGTTCTGCACTCACGCCAGCATCTGATTTTGCTTTCTTTTTGATCCGAAATAACTGTGTTCCATTGAATGACTCCAGTTTTACGACTGCGTCCTCTTCTATCCACTTCCAACGGCCCTCTTCATCGATCGGGTGCTGAATCTCCGCTTTCCAACTTCCGTTTAGTATTGCTTTTACAGAAGCGCTCTCCGGAAGTAATGGCATATCGCCGTTATGTTCATAATCCGTATTTTCTGGTTTATAAAGTTCTATCCTTATAAGCACCTCCAGTTCGGAATCACTTTCAGATCAAATCCTC